GTATGATAGGGCATCTGGTAAGTACTAGAAACAAGTGCGGGAGGTCTACTCAGGCCCGACGATCTACCACATCCCGCTAGAGGACTTCTGGATTCGCCCCGCGTTTCAGGATCCTCAAACTGCTCCATGGTGTGGTAAGGAGGTTCGGCTCACCTGGACCCAGATCAAGCAGATGGCAATGAATGGGGAGATTGATCCTGAGACCATTGATCGTCTTTGGTCATGGATAGGGGAAGCTGACCTCAACATACCAAAGACCGTTACGACTCAGGAGAAGCTAGAGAAGCTGCGCCCGAATAATCGAGACCTCATTCGGGTCCACGAGCTCTGCCTTCGCTGGGATCCTGATAAGGATGGTATCGACGAGGAGATAATGGTCAGGTACCATTGGCCTTCCAAGACCATCCTTCGTTGCTGGTACTCTGGCTTCCGTCGTCGTCCCTGGCGCGTTGCTAGGTTCATCAAGATCGAGCACTGGTTCTACGGTGAGGGCATGTGCGAAATCCTCGAGGCGTTGCAGGACGAGATTTCGACCATGCATAACCAGAGGATCGACAATGCCACGATCGCCAATCTCCGTATCATACTGGTTGCCCGACTCATTAAGGGTCTGCGTCCTGGTGACCGGCTATGGACCGGCAAAGTTGTTCGTGTTCAGGATGTCAAGGCGGACGTGGGGACGCTCCAGCTTGGGGAGATTTATCCGTCTACTGAACGGGCCGAGCTCCTGGCCAAAGGGTATGCGGACCAGCTCAGTGGAATCGGTGAGGTTGCTACCGGGCAGGCTAAACCCGTATCTAGGACTACGGCTACAGCGCAACTCGCGCTCCTGGAGGAGTTGAACCGTCGGTTCGATAAGGTAGTCCGTGGGATGCGCAGGACGTTACAGGGGGTCTACCGCGATATTGCGGACCTGTTTAACGAACTAGGCACAGGAGGACTAGCCGAGGAGTGGTTAGGCCCGGCGCGCGGGCAAAGGCTCGAACAATTCCTCCAACTGCCCACGGACTATCTTAGCCGTAAGGTTAAGATTCAGGTGTTATCTACTCGGTCTACTGTTAACCGCGAGGTAGAGTTCCAGAGTCAGATCGCGGTTTGGCAGCTGCTTATCCAGATGTGGACACAAATTGTGCAGACCGCACAAGGTCTGGGTCAAGCGGCCATAATCCCCCTATTGGCCCATGAGTTTATTGGAGCGGTTCGTCCGGTCTTTAAGAAGATCATGCAATACGCTGATGCTCCGGACCCTGACAAGGCTATCAGTGTCCTTACTATCCTTGAGCGAGTCCTTCCTTCTCCAGAGGATATGGGAGGAATGGGAGGCGCGCAAGCTAGTGAGACTTCGGCTGCCCTTATACAGCAACTCCAACAGCGAACCGTCGCTGACCTTGGAGGTAACGCCGGGCCAGTCGGAGAGTCTCAAGCGACTCGCGGAAATGGACGAGTGGAGACTAGTCGCGGGGCATCTGGAGCGGCTACACCAGGAGGCATCTGAGTATGTCCTCGGTGCAAGTACGACCGAGGAGTTGCAGTACCGTAAGGGCTTCCTTGATGGGCACTTACGCACTAAGAACCTACTTAACACCCTCATTAGTCTGGGTGAGGAGAGCGACGCAGAATGGATAACGAAGGAGCTGGAAAAGGGGCTGGAGGCGTTCAGGACGATGGGACTGCCGGCGGAGCAGGAGGAGGAGCCGGAACAGGAGCAGAGGGCGCGGGCGCGGCTGGAGCGGGTGCTGCGGAAGGTGCAGGCGGAAAGAAGGACTTCGACCGAGAGAAGCTCCACCCAGTCCTAAGAGGGATGGGGCCTGAGGAGATTACGGAGCTATTCGAGACGATGGCGACGGGACTCCGTACCTCTCGTGCGGCGCCTCCTGCCGACGACATTACGGGTGTACCGGCGCATGCTCGTCCGGCTCCCGTACGTCAGCCTGCTAAGAAGGAGCCGCTTACCAAGGACGCTCTTAAGGAGTATTTCGATCCGACCTCGGAGAAGTTCGATCCTGCAACGGCGTTCCAGATGCTAGCGGAGCAGAACTATGGCTCGCTACTCGGGGACCTCAACATGCGGTCGATCCGTGGTATGGTCGGGACCTTCCGTACCGAGCTCCCTGACTTCGCGGACTACGAGCAGGAGGTTATGGACGGCATCGCCAAGAGTGGGCGAGACCCTGCCACAATCTCTCAGGACGATGTAATGACCGCCTATTTCTTCGCGAAGGGTAAGCGGGCGACCTTGAAGGAGCGTCAGGAAGGGAAGGGCAGGGCTAGGACAACCCTAGCGCCTACCCCAGCTCCAACTGGGCCAAAGAAGGAAACGGAGCTTACAGAGTTGGAGACAACCGTAGCTCGCCGCATGTTCCGCAAGGCAAAAGACCCTGTCGCCGAGTACCGCAAATTCGCGGGCTACGAGGATGGGATTTCCGTGAAGGTGCCCACTGGTGGCGGAAAGAGTGAATAACCATGGCTGAATGGGGAAGGGCGTTTCAGACGCCAAAGACCCCGACGGAGCGTGAGCAGCCCGTTGCGTCGAGGGGGCTCAAGAAGGAACATTCCGAATTCTTCGCGGCCGTACGCGCACGCGGGATCCTGAACCACATGCTGGACGGGCCGGTGAAGAAGTTTGAGGAGGCCCATCCAGGTATGAAGGCGCGGTGGGAGTATTTCCCATCAAGCATCCCGCGCACCATCGAGCACTCAACGGCGGACTACGGGGAGGCTACTTTCGTAGTCGCCCGCGAAGGTCTCGGCTTCCATGTAGTGGACGCTAGTGAGCTTGGGGAGAGTTCAGATTCCGAGCAGAAGAAGGGTCCAGTTCGTGTGGGTGACCTGATTCTCATGGCCGCCCCGACCGAGATCGTCCTCGCGATTGAGGAGTCCGATGCTCGGGCTGCGATGGAAGACTTCAAGTTGCCGGTAGAGGGTTACCGTGACTACTTGAGGGGAATCAAGGCTAAGCTCCCTGACGGTTCTGAGCAGAGGGCCGAGCCTGTAGGGGATGTAAAGACGCACCAGGAAGTCTTGTCCGCGGCTCCTGGACTTGTTGGGGATCAACACGAAACGGCATAATAGAGGAGGTGAGATAACGAGTGCCACATTTCCCAGCAATTCCGGCTTATACTCCGATAAGTCCGGTAAGAGCGTATGGAGAGGAAACAGCACCGGCGCAGACCTTTATCATTGGGGCGGCAGTTTACCTCGATGCTAACGGTCTCGTGGCCGAGTGTCCAGTGGATCCTGCCACGATTCTGGGCTTCGCTCAGACCAACGCGGGCAAGAATCCGTTGGGGCTTCCTTATGCTGGTGCAGCCTCGCCAGCGGCTCTGTCCGACCTAGTTGCGGTCGCTCAGGGTGGCACAGCGTTCTGGATGTCCTGCGTCAACGCACCACAGGCATCCGACGTGAACAAAGCCTTCGGAATCACGAAGGGCGCAGATGGGATTTGGCAGGTTGATCAGACCAAGGTCGTGAACACCAGGGTCTTTGTAGAGTATGTGGACCTTGACCGGAACTTGGAACTGGTCACCGTGCTGCAGTCAAATAGGCAAGCGGCGCCGTAACGTACCCTTTAGCTAGGAGCTAACAAATGCCCGCCACACGTGGCGCATTTGATAAGGTCATAGCCCCGGGGGCGTATGCGGCGTATGCGGACGAGTACGAGCAGCTTCCGGCGTATTACCCGGAGTTGCTCAACGTCCTGACGACCGACCGGGCCTATGAGGATTTCATCATCACCACCGGGCTTGGCACCACGCCGGTGAAGCCTGAATCCCAGATCGTGGCGCTTGACACGCCCATTCAAGTGGGCTCTGTCAGGATGACCATCACGTCATTCGGTCTCGGCTATGAGGTCTCCAAAGAACTCATGGACGACGATCTGTATTCCGTGGTGGCAGATCCGGCCTCACGTTTCTTGGCGCTGTCCGGCCGAGACACAGAGGAGCGTCAGGGAGCCTCACTGTTCAATCTCGCCTTCACTACGCAGCAGGCGTATGACGGCGCGAGTCTGATCAACGCCTCGCACAACCAGTCCGGTGGCGCAGCAGTTGGTTCCAACGCTCCGTCGAGTGCACAGGCGTTCGGCTTCACGTCCATCCAGGCTTCAATCGAACGCTTCCGCAATCTGACCAATGAGCGCGGTCTGAGGATTCGCCTGATCCCGGCCCGTGTCGTTGTTCCGATCTCGCTGGAGTGGCTCGCGGACGAGATTCTCCTCTCGACCAAGAAGCCTCATGAAGCAACGAACACGGAGAACGTTCTCGCGGCAGGTCGGATCGGGCTCAGTCGGTTCACGTACCCGTACCTGACCAGCACCACCGCATGGTTCGTGCTCGCCCAGAAGCACCGGCTGATGTTCTTCTGGCGTGAGAAGCCGAATATGGATCGGGACTTCGACAAGAAGGCTCGTGCAGCGATTTTCCTGAACTTCTTCCGGTTCGGCACGGTCACTCCCGACTGGCGTGGGATTGACGGCTCGACGGGTTGAGGAGGGCGCATGCCAGCCAAAAACCCAGGTTCAGGGCTAACCTTTCTTGAAGGGTTTTACGTCGGTAGCGGTCCATACGGTGACGCTACCGGCTACGGTGGGGACTGCCTTATCATGCTTGCTGGTGGTAACGTAAACATCGGCGATGCGGTATATCAGTCCGCAGCCAACACGGTGCAGCAGGGGGCCACCGCCAACAATGCCCTTCGGATTGGGGTGGTAGTCAGCGGTAAGAAGGTTCGTGGCAGAAGCTACCCAGAAGTCAAGACAGGTACGCTCGCTGCTGCCGCCGGAGACTGGGTTATCGTCTGTATCTCCGGCAAGGTGAGTTGTACCTCCGACGCCGCA